AAGGCCGTCTATGCGGTATTTGGGGTTCGTGGCCTTAATGGGCTGTATATTGCCGTTTACGTCGGTCTTTACGCCGGTGTTCGTGATACACCAAAGCAAAAGGGGGTTGGCGTTGTAGTTTACCTTCTTGGCGGCTAAGTCCTGGCCTAACTGCTGCATGGGAAGGCTTAGGGTCTTAACGCCCTGGTAGCACTTAACCATATTGAAGCCGTGGCTCTGCATTTCCTGTACCCAGTAGGCCGCGCTGTAGGGGTCGTAGTAAATCCATGCCGGGGTAACGTCGTACTTCTCTACCATCTCCAAAAACCAGGCTGTAACGTCGCTGTAGTTGATACTGTTCCCCTCGCAAAGCCGAAGAAGCCCCGCCTCATACCACTTGTCATAGGGTATTTTTTCTTCCTTTACGCGCTGCTCGAAGTTGTCCTTCGGCAAGAAATACATTTGCGTAACGTAGCGCTTTTCCTGCTTATCCATGAAAAGCAAGGTTGCCGCCGTAAGGTCGCCGCTGCGGCTCAGATCGGCCCCGCCGATCGCGTAGTAGCCCTTGAAGCGCTCCAGCTCGAAGGTTTCCGGGTTCGCCGCGTCGTCAAAGGTTATCCAGGTGCTTGCTACGCTCTGAATAACATTGAAGTCTTTTACCAGCACGCCGGTAAGATCGCGGGGGCTTTGCTTCGCCCTGCTTACCTTGCTTATAAGGTCGTCCAGCTTCTTAATACGGTTCAAGCCGGGGTTTGCCTTCTCCCATTTCATAGGGTCAAGCCATTCTTCCTTGCTGTCCAGCTCGTAAATGATCGGCAAAAAGTGAGGGTCGGTTATGGTGCCGTCGCACACGCCGCAAGCGTACTTATACATATCGTCAAAGATACACTCGCGCACCGTCCCCGCCGTCGTTATCATCACAAGAAGGGGCTGCCGCCTGGCGCTCTGACTCTGCTTCATTACCTCGTATAGGTTGCGGTCTTTGATACTGTGCAGCTCGTCAATGATAACAAGGCTGCTGTTTAGGCCGTCCAGCGTGTCGCTGTTCTTCCCTAAAGGCTGAAATTTGGAGAAGGTCAAAGGAAAGTAAAGGTCGCTCTTGCGCTTCTTTATCACCTGTAGCAAGTCCGGGCTTTGCCGTACCATGTTATAGGTTTCCTCGTAGATAATTTTAGCTTGGTCTTTCTTAGAGGCCACGCTGTACACCTCTGCGCCCGCTTCCTGGTCTGCTATCAGCATATAGAGGGCAAGGCCGCTAAGCATGACACTTTTCCCGTTCTTACGGGCCACATAGAAGAGCGTTTCCCGGTATTTGCGGTAGCCGGTCTTAGCGTCCACAAAGCCGAAGAGGGCGCTTATAAAGGCTTTCTGGAACAGCTCCAGGCGTAGGGGCTGCCCCGCCCATTCGCCCTTGCTGTGCTTACAAAAGCGCTCTATGAAGGCTATGGGCCGCTCTGCGCGGGCCTGGTCGAAGATATAGCCGTCCTTTGGGTGGTGAATATCGTCTACCAGCCTTTCATATTGCCGCCGTGTCCGCTTGCAGACGATACACTTACCGGCCTTAATTTCGTCCAGGTACGCTTCTATAAAGTTCTTCAAAAGGTCATTGCTCCGATCGGGGGCAATGGAAGGGGCTTCTCTTCCTTCAAGAAGTCGTAGACGGCATTAGACTTCTCGGCTTCCTGCGTCTTGCCCATAAGGTCGGTAAGCTGCCGGTACATGACGCTATAGCGCTGGACGGTCGTGTTATAGCCCTTAAGAGCTGGGCTTTCCCTAAGAAAATCCTGCTTGCCCTGCTGGAAGTGTTCAAGCTCCCCGTTTTCTTCGATCTGGCGCTTAAGGCTTGCAAGGGTTTTCTCCATGAAGCTAAGCTCTTCGATAAGCTTCTTGCCGATCACCTTCTTATCGTCGGGGATCTTCTCTAAGATTTCCCTAAATTCTGCTTTCATGGTCTTTCGTGCCATTATATCACCTCTGTTTACTGGCGTTACTGTGTATTTCCTGTATACCCCCTGCCGGGATTTTCCCCTTAGAGGTTTTCTTGAGTACCCGCGCCGTTACCCTGGGGCCGGTGAAGAATTTACTCCCCCCTTCCCCTATTGCCCGTATTTCAAGGCTTTTCGCCGGTTCCTTGCTCTGCTAGACTGCAAAGGCTCCAGCTCTGAACGGCTGCGCTTGTGCTGCTTTATCCTTGTTCACTTATTGCTCATTGTGTTAAGCAATTCCCTTCCCGAAAAAGTCCCGTGTTATCAAGGGTTCCGGGGTTGCCTTGCCTTGCTTTGTTCACGGCTTTCTCTTGTAGGAAGTTGCACCGCTATTTATAGCTAAACTTCTTCATTGCGTCGTTGATCGTGCTTTGCTCTATACCGATGTAGCGAAGGGTCTTGCTCTGGTCGTGGTGGTTCAGTATGCGCATAAGCAAGACTATATCCTTTGTCTGTAGGTAGAAGTGATAGCCGAAGGTCTTTCTCATGGTATGGGTTCCCAGGTTATCAAGGCCGAAGTTTACCCCGGCTTCATGTATTACCCGGTAAGCATACTCACGGCTTACGGCTTTGTTCCTTACCCTGGCGCTGGGTACAAGGTATTCATAATCCTTCTTATCCTGGCAGTAGGCTTCTATAGCCTTGCTCAGCTCTGCGTTTACGGGGAAGAGCTTTTCCTTCCCTGTTTTCTTCTCCCTAAGCTTAATCTCTGTGCGGCCTCGCACGTCCCGCACCTTAAGCTTAAGAATATCCGATACCCGAAGGCCGCTATAAATCCCGATCATGTACATGATGTAATATTTCGGGTCTTTCTCCCTCAGATAGTCCGCTATATCCTGTACGGTTGTCTTATCGCGGATAGGTTCAACGTAATTCATAGGCTGCCCCTTTCTAAGGCCTCTGCAAGGCTCTACAAGCGATTTCAAGGCCTGGTAATGGTTTTATATTGCCTACCCCTTAAAAATCGCTCTACGGGCTTCCTACGCGGTCATTTTTTCTTAAGCCTCTCTAAAAGCCCTTCTATGGCTTCCTGCTGGCGCTTGAAGTCCTGGATTTCCGGGGTTTCCTTCACGGCTGCCACGTTCCCGGCCTTGTCGAATAGGGTAACGCTGTGCTTCGGGCCGTGTTCGGCATTATGGCAGTCCAGGCAAAGGGCTTCCAGGTTGTCGAAGCTCAGCGCTATGGCCGGGTCGTGTACGTTGGTGCCGTTAAGATAGGTTTTGTGGTGGCATATCTGCGCGGGCCGTCCGCACCTCTCGCAAATATAGTGCTTGCTGGCCATATAGGCCGCGCTGGCCCTCTTCCAGGCCTTAGAGTTGTAGAAGGGGCTGTTGTTATAGTCCTTCATACGTCCGGGCCTTGATCGTGATAGCCTTAAGAAGCGCGTCGATCGTCCTTGTAAGGCTCTGATCGTCGGCGTGGTCGGCATAGTACCATTGTGTAAGCAAGAAGCCGCTTACCGTCTTTACAAGGGGTTCCGTTTCCTGGTATATAGCCTTAAGCCCTGTCGCTATTTCGATGTAGCCGGGAAGGGCTGCACAAAGCGCCGTGATAAGGTCGTCGTTTACGCCCTGGTCTACATGAAGGACGTTGCAAGCCTCTGTAAGCGTCATGCCGTATTACCTCGCTTTCTAAAAAGATAGGGGGCATAGGGGCAAAGCCCTATACCCCCGGAAAAGGTCTGTTAGGCGCCGGCCTTCGTCAGCTTCACGAAAGCCTCTTCAATAATAGGCTTCGTGTCCGCGATAGCCATAGCGCGGTAGTCGATAAGGCCGCTCTTGAAGCTGCTTTCGCGGCTCACCTCGACGGCGATACCTTCGGGAAGGTTGTAGCCCAGGTAGCGGCTATAATTGCCCAGGTAAGCGTCATTGTCCGCGATATTGTCGTCGATCACAACGTCGAAGCCCAGGATCTTGCCGATACTCTCGCTCTTGGGGTCGGCAATGAAGATAGGCCGCTTGTTGCTGTCGGTCATGCCGTAAAAGACGTTGTACAGGGTCGCGTTGTTCATGGCCCACTTAGCGCCCTGGCTGTAGCCGCGCTTAAGAAGGCTTACCACCTTCACAACGTCCGCATAGGTGGCCGAAGCAGACGCGCCCACGGTCACGCTGTTGGTAGCGCTCCATTCGATCGTTTCCAGGCCGCTGCCCTGGGCGCTGCCGGTGCCGTTTACCAGGCTGTCCCCGATCGTCTCCATGACGCAAGCGGTCAGCTCGTCCACCAGGTAGGCTTCAAAGGCCGCAATGGTCATACGGCGGGCCTTCGCGCTGATAGAGAAGATTTTGATAATCTCGTAGCCGTCAAAGGTCACGCTGGAAAGAGTGACTTTTTCGGTTGTAACGGCTGCGCCCTCGGTGTGCCACGCCGCCTTAGTGCTGGGGGTGCCGATCGGAATAGCGATTTTAGAGGGCATGGAGAAGGCGCGGGCCTCAGCCATAAGGCCGCCCATCGTCCGGGCCTTGCTGATTACCTGCTCCAGGGTATGGGTAGGAATGGCCGCCGCAACGTCGGTAGAGGCGCTAAACGCGTCGGCTCTCTTCTCGACGACGGTATCAAAGGCCGCCTGCTCCGGCTTGCTCAGCTTCTGGCCCATCAAAAACTTATAGAAGGCGCTGCGGTACTCCGGGGAAGCCTTCGCGTCCTCCGGGGTGCTGTAACTGGGCTTGCCGCCCTCGCCGTTGAAGTTGCGGCCAGTAATGACGTTCACGCCCTGGCCGGGGTTGCCGCTGCGAAGCTCGATGTTCAGCGCCTCAATATCGGCCTCCGCGTTGCTGTCGATCTCCGCGTTAATGGCCTGGGCGCGCTGCTCCAGCTCCTCAATGGTCTTGTTACGATAGAAATTAAAGGCTTCCGCCACATTGGTAAATTTCATAGTTATTCGTTCCTTTCCGCGCTGTCTGCGCTGTAAAGTTCTGCTTCTAAGTCGTGTACGATCTGCTCCAGGGTTCCGGGCTTTCTTTCCTGGGGGACGATAAGCGCAAGGTCGATATAGTCGAAGCCCTCGCAATGCTGCGCCGCGATGTAGTCCACCTTATAGCCCCGCCTATTGGCAAAGCCCAGGATTTCAGTTACCGCGCCGCCCATTATCGCACCTTCATAATTTGGTTATAAAGGATTTTTGCCCGCTTCCTGGCCTCCAGGCGGGTAAGCGCTGTAGCCCTGGCGCTTCGCGCTTCTACGCTGGTTGTAGGGTAGGCCGGGTAGGGTACTACGCTGCACTCATACACCTTCGCAATCTGCCGAATTGTCCGGGTATTTGTGGCCGGGTCGTAGTCGTCGCCGCCCTGGGGGACGGTGAAGGCAAAGCTCATGCCGGTAAGGTCGCCCCTTTGAACGGCTGCGTATACCTCGCGGGCCGCTTCCGTTTCTGGTAAGCTGGCCTCGAAGGTAAGCCCCTGGTCGTCTACTCTCAGCGTCATGGTTTTGGGGGTTCTGGCAAGGGGTACTTTCCCTAAGTCGTGGTTATAGAGAAGTCGCACGTCTGTAAGGTCTGCGCCGTCCAGCGCCCCTTTTCTGATAATTTCCGTGTAGCTGCCGCCCACGTCACCTATCAAAGCGGGGGTATCGTAAAGAATAGGCCGCCCGCTTAAAATAAGGGTTTTGGTGCCGTCTGCCGTCGGCTCCGCTGCCCTGATTTCCGCAATACGAATTTCCTTCATAGGCTGCTAAGCTCCCTTCTTGCCCGCAATCGCATTTTTCGCCCACGTCCAGGGCCGCACCGCAATAGGGGCAGATTTTATAGTCAGTTCGCGCCCGCATTGCTGCCGCCTCCCTGGTATTGGGCTGCAAGCGCCGGGTCGATCATGTTAAGGGCCTGTAGCCGCCGGTCGCCGTCTGCTACGCTGGGCAAGTTAAGGATTTCAAGCGCCTGGTTCACGGTAAGCAAGCCCATAGGCATAAGCTGGGCGATAAGGTTTACTTTCGTGCTGTTGCTGGTAAACTGCAAACGCCCGCTTTCAAAGATAATGCTATTGCCGTAGGCCTGTTCCCGGTCGTTAAAGAGCTTCGCGGTAAACTCCTGGCTAAGCGCTGTAGCGATAGGCTCCAGGGTGCTTTCATAGAAGGCCGCGTACTGATCTTCTGTATAGCTGCTGTTTACGATCGCCTCAGTAACGCCCAGGTAGTTATAGATCTTCGCCTTGATTTCCTTCTCCTGGTCTGCGTTCAGAATTACCGGCTTGCTCTCGATCGGCTGGTAGTCCATTTTCTGGTCTGTCGCCACTACGCCGCCGTCGTTGCCCATTTCCAGATAGTCTTTTACAAAGGCGTCCTTCTCTTCTTTCAGCTTCCCAGGGCTTAAAATCTGCGTGAATTTCAGAATACCCCGGATAGAAGCGCCCGCTTTAATGCCGTTAATAATGCCCTCGTTCTGCGTGTTGGCAAGCTCCAGGCCGGGGAAGATTGCCTGGTTGTCGGCTCCTAAAAGCTCGTCGTCATTGAAGAAGCGCCGAAGGTGGATAACGTCGCCATAGGGCAAAAGGACGGGCCGCCCATTCCGAAGGGTGAAGCTCAGATAGACGCTATTAGCCGCGTCGCTCAGCACGTTCACGCTGCTGGCCGTGATAGGGTAAATGCCCCGAAGGTTGCCCCGGTCGTCCCTGTCCAGGTAGGCGAAGCTGTTGTTGTAAAGAAACAGGTGCGTTACCATCTTGTAGAGAAGGTCGTAGGCGCTCATATACGGGTTAGGGCGGGTCTGCAAAAGCCGGTTAAGCTTACAGTCCCCGTCTACCCTGTTATGGTCTGCGTAGCTGATAACGTGGCTGCCTTTCAGCTTGCCCGCGTTCCTGGCGATAGCGTCCACGGCCTCCCGGTATACGTCATTCGCGTAAGCGTCGCCGCCGTAGCTGCTAAAGCCGGTCGTAGGCTCAATAAACAGCTTTGCCCGCGTCACCGCTTCGCGCCGCTTAAAAATACGTTCCCAAAAGCTCACGCTTTCACCTCGCTTACTGATATTTCGGCTGTTCGCCGGTTTACTGCCGTTCTTTATGTGAACGGCGTTACTCTTTATACTCGCTCTACTCTATCATACCACATTACCCGGCTTCCTGTCAATACATTGTATACATGAAAAACAGAAAAATAAGGGCCTACCTGGTTTTCCGGGTAAGCCCTTATTCTTATCCGAAGGGGTTAAAGCCGTCGTCGTCGTCGATCTCTACAAAGTCGTCCTCGCTTTCCGGCTTAAAGCCGTAGTCCTGCTTAAGGCAGTTAAAGAGGCTGTAGTAGTCGAAGCCCACGCGCCCGCCGGTCTTGCCGTTGCGGTTTTTCAAGACTTTCACCTCGACGCTGCGCACCTCTGCCCGTTTACAATCGCTTACAAGCTTCACGTTAGCCTTTTGCTCGTTCTTTGTGTACCCCGGCTTCATGCCCTGGGGCTGCATGGCAAGAAGTACGTCGCTGCCGTACTCAATCGCGCCGCTTTCCTTGAAGGCTGCCATATTTACTTCATTGGTGTAGCTGTCGCGGTTAAAGCTGCTGATCGCCACGACGACGGCCTTATAATCCCGGCTCAGTCGCTTAAGCTCCAGTACGGCCTTGTCCGTGTTCTGCTTGTCGGTGGCCCTCAGCTCATAGGGGGCAAGGATTTGTAAGTAGTCGATGAAGATAAGCGGGGTTCTTCCGGTAAGCTCCCTGTGTTCGGCTACAAGCTCTTTTATCCGATCTACCCCTATATCTCCGATACCCTCGTAAATGTACAGGTTCCCCGCATATTCGCCGTAAAGGCCTATAGCCTTTTCGATAAGGGCCTTTTCGTCCAGGCTGTACCCCTGGTATCTGCTGGCCGTTGTAATGCCCCTGGCCGTCTTTGCGTTGCCCTGCTGGCCGTCGCAATGAAGGAAGGTAAGGCGGCTAAGGCTCTTGCTGATAAGCTCGCTGGCGGCCATTTCAAGGCTGAAATAAAGTATATCGTACCCCGCCGCCGCGATTTGGTCGGCAAGCTGCAAAAGGAAGGTTGTCTTTCCTAAGCTGCTGATCGCGCCCAGGATATAAAGCCCAGGGTATAGGCCTATCTCTTATACACATCTCCGAGCCCACGA